TTTTTGTCCTGAATTATCAATTCCTAATTTTCCACCTTTAGACTTTCTATCATAATTCATTCTGTCAATATATTCTTTATTTTTTTCTCTCTTACTAGGTTTTTGTCCGGGTTTTAAAGGCTTATAACGATAATTCATTTTTCGTGATACTTCACCTTTTTTCATTAGTTGTTCATAAGAATTAGGCTCTCTTGCTAACCGATCAATATCCGCTTTAAATTCAGAATCTAATACTGGCATATAGTTTTTTCGAGCTCTTTTTTCTTTTTTCTTTATAGACATTATCTATTTCTCATACGAGCTGGCATTGGTACAGGTGTTATCTTATTCTTAGCTGGTCCACCTCTGTTCATCTTTACAACAGAAGGTCCTCTACGTGCAGCACCATAACCTTGTCCAGTTGGTCTGCCTGTTGTATCTGGAAATGTATCCAATTTAAGTTTTTCACCTTTACCTGTTCTTGCTTGCTTGGATGATCTATAATTATTTTTAAGCATTATATTTTACCTCCTTTGTAAAATGAAGCTACTAGTTTTCCACCTTCACTAAATCCTCTTCCCGGATTAACCATTTTCTTTTTTCTCTTCTTACCTTTTCTATCTTGAACTCTAACTTTTTTAGGTCCCGGTCCAGTTCCTCTACCCGGAGCAGTTACTAGTTTAGTTGGTATTTTTACATCAATAGTTAATGGTGCACCCGGTCCTTCTGGAAAACCTTTTTGATCTCCATCTGAAGTACCATAAAATAATTTTCCTATCTTAGACATTCTTTCTGACATTGTTCTTCCCCCTTTATTAAATTTATATGTATAATTTGCTGCTACAGTTCCTTCATTAGTATCAGGTCTATAGTTTACTTTTCCTCTTATAGAATGACCTCCTTTGTCATAACTACCTGAAGCTTCTAGTTTAGATCCTCTTAAAGGTTTACCTCTTAATATATTTTTATTACTAAGATTACCTTTAAGATCTAAATTAATTTTTTTTCCTATCTTAGGTTTATGTGTTATCTTTGTTTTGTTAGGTCTAAATTTTATATCAGCCACTAACTACATCCTTTATATTGAGATGCTACAATCATACCACCTTCACTAAATCCTCTGGCAGTATTCATTTTCTTTTTAGGTCCTTTATAATCTGGATTTCTATATTGTATAGTAGAACTTTTTTCCATTCTATCAAACTCAGCATCACTCATTGCATCTACTTCTTTATCAGTATAATCATCAAAGTTCTTTACATTTTTATAAATAGGAACACGCTCTGTACCTCCTACTTTTTTTCTACGTCCTACTGCTCTTCCTTTAGAATCTCTAAGAATTTTTGTTTTAAACTGTGATGTATCTCCAACTACTTCAATATCTTTTAGTTTTTTTCTTTTCTTTTTATTTATATTTAAAGCTCCTAAGTCTGGAGTTTGAGGTCCTATTCCTCTAGCCATTAACTTCCTCCCTTTTGAATTGTATCAGGAGTGCCAGCTGGACTCCAGTTATCTTGCATTGTATTAGTTCTAGAACGTCTAGCTCTATTTCTTATACGTGCTGCTTCAGTTGCATATTGTTGTTGCCATGCTTGTAATACTGCATAGTCTTTCATAAAGTATGTAGCTTCTACCATAGTAGCATCAAACAATAATGATGGGCAGAAGTCTGTTAAATAATTAGATTGTGTTGATGAAGTTAATGTAGTTAGATTAGTTTGATAAGCTATTTCTGCATCAAGAGTTGTTGATGGAGTTGGAGCTATTTTAATTTGTGTATTACTTTTAAAACCATAATATCTTGGAGTACCAGTTGAAACAGATACGGGCCAGTAGTCTATTATATAATCATATTCTCTTTGTAGTAAAGAACCTTTGGAACCGGAAGTGTCTACCACTAATCCTTTAACTAACTCTGATCCTGTTGGTACTGTAATAAAAGCATTGTTAGCACTTACAGCAACACTAGTATAACTGGTTAAACCAATATCATCTATATCCCCAAGTATTCTTTCTTGAGCTCTACCTACCATATCAGGAAGTTGGGAAATAAATTCCGTAGCTTCATTTTCTGTGGTAGCAATAACTGAACTTACTAATGTAGTATAATTCATTTATCTATCCATAATAAATGTAAGCATTAACATTGGCAGAAACAGTAGTAGTTACATCTCCTCCACCTGTTATACTTACCATTGTCATAGAAACTTTTCCGTTAACTCTTATTCCTAAAGGATCAAAATAAATTGTATCTTCAGTATCTGCTGCATAAATAGGTTGTTGAATTAATATACCACTTGTATCAGCTATGTTCATTATACCAGCTTGTTTACTAGCATAACCAAAACCTCTGATACGAGTATCTATAATTGAAACATCGCTGGCTAGGTCGATAAAATTACCAGTACCACCAACACCTCTATCTAAACTTACAACACCTGTTTTAATATTTGTTGCCATCTTTTACTCCAATTGTCAGGGGAGAATTTTACTCCTCCCCTATTATAAACTAAACTTAATACTTATGAAAATTAAGTTGTTGGAGCAGTAACAACATCTACTACATTGTTAAAGTTACGATGTTGTAGATAATCAATTACTACATACATTTTACCAGTACTACCTGCAGTACCAACAGCATTATGTACGCAAACTATTCTTTGATCAGTTGAACCTGTATCTGTCCATGCTGATGTATTAGCTACAGCACCTCCTATATTATGGAATCCAATTGTATCTCCTACAGATGTTCCATTAACATATAAATCAGTATCACCTGCAGTACCTATATCAAAATCATCAGATGTTCCTGAATTAAATATTTCTGTTACGTGTCCATGTATTGCAGTAACCATACTACGTGCTGGAATAACAACAGTTGTAGATACAGTAGTATCACCAATTGATACAAAGAAAGCTTGGGAGTTTTGTACCCAACCTATATTTTTAACGTCTGTTCCTACTGATGTACCAGTAGTATGTGAAATCGAACCAGTTCTTATTGGTCCTGAAAAAGTCGTGTTTGCCATGTTATTTCTCCTGTCGTGGCTAATGTCAGCTTTCGCTGTCAGAAGTAATTTATAAAAAGGGGAGAAAGATTATTCCTCCTCCCCTGTGTTCTAAAGGTTAACTACCTTGTGATCCAAAGTAACCTCTCCAATCAGACCAACCGAAAGAATATCTTTCTCTAGCCTTATATCTTAGGTTGCCTGTATCAAAGTCAGGTAACATTTGTGTTTGCAATGGTGTTCTGTTAAACATTTTAGTTCCGTTAGGACAATCTGTTTTTAAGAACCATGCATCTGCATCGCTGAATCGTTTATTAACGAAGTAACCTTGAGGTACTAGACCACCATGGTTAATTGCATTAATGTCATTATCAGCAGTACCCGGTCTGTAAGGACTGTCTAATAGACGAGCAGCTGCAAACTGATTGTGTGGTGCAATGTGAATTGACAATGCGTTTGTACCAATCAGAATGTTTCTGTCATCTTTAGCAGTTTGTACAGATACTAAACCTGACTCAAGTGAAGCTTCAGATAAGTCAGTTGTTCCGTTAGTAGCAATCAAATTACTTTGATTAGCACCACCAACGATTGGGTGAGCAGCAGAGAATAAAGGAACTCCATCTCCACCACCATATGCTGTGTTGAATCCTTGATTAAAGATGTCAGCACCTTTTACTTGTTTAGTATTTGCCATTGCTCTTGCAAGACCACGTGCACGAAGTTTAGAGAATGTATCATAAAGATTATCCTCCATAGCTTCTTCTGTTACACTAAATGCTAATGCAATTGTTTCTGCAGTATACCTTGCTGTATATGAATCTTGTGCAGTATCATATTGAACAGCAGCACCTTCTTGTTTAACTGGAGCTGATCCAAAACCTGTGAAGAGTACTTCTTCTTCAAAAGCTCTGTCTGAGTTTTCCATTTCAAACAATGGTGTTAATTCATCCACAACTTCTCCGTATTCCATGCCGAATATAGCATTAAGACCGGGAACAAGTTGCTTCGCAATACTAGCTCTATTAATAGCAGCCATTTTATTTCTCCCTTTCTATTATGCTACAGTACCAGCACGAAGTGCGTGGTGGATTAATTCTACTTCCAAATATGGATAAGCAGAAGCTTGGGAATTCCCCGGTACAGCATCATATGCAATAGGACGGAACAAAGCTGTTGCTCCTACTTTACCTGATGCTGAAGCTAATGATCCGTTACTGATTCCTGTAATAGTAGAACCTGTACCGATGTTTGCTTCATAATTAAGAGTCATTAAGTTTTGAGCTGAAACAGCACCATCTGCTTGTACGACAAATGTAGCAAATGGATCATCACATACATAACCTATAGGTTGTGTACCTGATAAAACACTAGTTGCAGCTGGCCAATATGATGACCATGTTGG